TTCCAAATTTTGCAAAGTTTTTTTCTCGACTCATTAATTATTATTCCTTAGTCTAGACTTTAAAGCTATTATAAATGTGTGTATATCAAAAGAATTTAGGCCTTCTCTATTCATTATTTTAAGAAGATTAAATTTATTAATTTTTTCTTTTTTATTGTCAAACTGGAAATTTATTTTTTTAATTTGTGTTGCGCTGAGCATTGCAGAATCTAAATACATTAGCTTCCAGTTCTTTTTAATGTTGTCTTTGGATTCTTTTATATCCTTATAGATTTTCAGGTTGCTGCCTGCTGCAATTTTATTTATTGACTTGTTAATTATATCATTATAAGTTGCACTTTTACAAGACAATAAATCTGGAAATCTTTTTAACATTGTCTTAAAACCTGCACCTTTGACACCTTTAATACCGTCGCTTTGATCGCCTGCAAAACATCTTGCTAAACAAAAATTTTGAGGTATAATTCCCCAGTTATTTACTATATATTTCTCATCAATTATACATTTTTTGTTTGGAGACCAAATTACTGTTAAGTCATCAATTAACTGATAATAGTCTTTGTCTGATGTCACTATTATTTTTTTATTTTTTGTTTTTTTTGTTTTTACAAGATAGCTTATAACATCATCTGCTTCACAATCTTCAACATATATTTGCGTCACTGGCGTTTCATAAAGAATTTCAATTAACACTTTTAGCTGATTATCTCTATCACTTACTGTATTTGGATATTCTTTGTCATAAACACTTCTATTTAATCTTACAGGTCTTCTCCCCATTTTATAGTTTGGATCGATTGATCTTCTTCTAAAAGATCCACCTCCTTCCCATGCAACAACAACCTTTTCGGGTTCAAACTTTTCGGTTAAGTATTTTATATTGTTTAGAAAACCATATATTCCACCGCAAAATTTGCCATTTAGACTTTTTGAAGGATTAGCAGCAAAATGACGCATAAACACATTTAATCCGTCAATAAATACTATTGGTTTATTTGTCATTTTAACATTTCAAAAGCATTAGAATGAGTTTCCATTACTTGCTTTGCTATTTCACTAATCTCAGTATAACTTTCAGGATCAATATCAGGATCTTCAGTATTGTTTTTTCTAATCATTGCTTTTTCTAATAACATGTCGACAAATCTACCATGCTCAGGACTTGTCATTATTTTATCAAAGTCTGACTTATAAAACTTTTTGTCAACAATAACTTCGCCTTTTTTGTCTGAAACTAGTAAATTTTTCCATGCACCAGTGCCACTAATTTCAATATCATATCCATTAATATGCTCCATTCCATGCTTTCTTAAGACATCAAAAACTTGTTCGTGCTCTTTAATACCTTTTCCAAAGTGAATTTCAAAGTTACAAGATCTAAAAGGCGCAGAAACTTTATTTTTTATTGTTTTTGCTGAAACATTGATTCCAATAGGTTCTTTATCCTTATTAAGAATTTGCGATCCTGCTCCAAGCTTAATTCTAACAGAACTATGAAAAGGTATGGCCATTCCTCCTGGTGTAGTTGTAGGATCACCGTATAATACGCCTACTTTTGTTCTAATCTGATTAAGACAAACCATTAACACTTTTTCATTAGCAATAACTCCTGTGATTTTTCTCATTCCTTTTGATATTGCTCGAGCTTGCAAACCAATAGACTCTTTGTCGTAGTCACCTGTAAGCTCTGCTTTTGGTGAAGTCGCTGCCACAGAATCCCAAATAATTGTTACGGGAACATCCTTGTCCATTGCTTTTGCTTTAACAATAGTACTTTCTGCAATTGACAGTACTTCTTCTGTACAATGTGTATCAACATACACAAATCTTTTCTTAATATCTACACCAAGCGCTCTTAGGTTTTCTACAGAAGTTGCATTTTCAGTATCAATATATACTACAATTCCACCCATTTGCTGTGTAGACTTTGCAATTTGCGTAGCTATATGAGACTTTCCTATACTAGGTGGACCAAATATTTCTACAATTCTACCTTCTGGTAAACCTCCATCTTTTTGGTTAGAAATAATATAGTCTAATTGCTTAGATCCTGTACTAATCCATCTGTTGACATGAGTTGGTGACTCATCTGTACTTAAATTATAAGCTACTCTAGAACCTCGCTCTTTATTTAAAGATTTAATAAGGTCAGCTGTAAAGTCATCTAAGTTTTCTTTGTTTTTTTTTGATTTTGCCATTATGTTCCTTTTTTTGCTATTAATTGAAGTATATTACTTTTTGGTATTTTTACAATCATTTTAATACTAAAAAGCCAGCGTAAAGCTGGCTTTTATTATCACAATATTACTTACATGTTTAGACTATTTAAAATTATAAACTATCCAAGTCAGCAAATGCATCGTCTAAAGACTTATACTTACCACTAATGGCGTCAGGAGAATCATCGGGCTCAGAAGCTTTATTGTTACTCCAAGATGAGCCGCCACGAGTTGCCTCTTTGTTTAATTCTTCTTCGTCTTCTTTTAACCACGTGTTAATAATTCTTTCAAGCTCTTCATATGACTTAAGTTCATAAAGATCATTAACGTCTGGAATGTTATCTAGCCATTGCTTTGAAGTTGAAGAATCCTCGCTAAGCGGTGACTCTTTACCTCGAGGCCTCACTTCAGTTGTTGCCCACATTTTTCCTGGCGTCTTGGTGCAAATAATCTTTACATCGCGGCCTTCTGTTGGGTCTGTAATGTCACCATAGTCTTCATCTAACATGTAATTCAAAAGTGTTTGATAAATTTGTTTACCAAAGGCCCATAAACGAACACCTTTCTCTTCTTCACCCCTAACTACAACTGGTGCGTAACATCTCATTTTAGGATATAGCTTTTTTGCTAATTCATAAGACTCTTTTGATCCTTCATCTCGAAGCTTAGTAATTAACTCTTGAAATGGGTCAGGCTTGCCAAACTGGTAAGGCGATAAAATTCCAGGATTATTTCCAATGTTGTAATAGAACATTAACTCCTTAAAAGGTTGGCCGTCATTGTTAGGATAAGCTAAAAGCCGAACAGTTGTTTCTGTACCTTCTTCAGGTCTCCATAAAGAGTTCTTTTTAGAATTTTGACCGCTAAGCTGACCAAGCTTTTTGCGGATTGCGTTTAAATCAATTGCCATATTATATGGACCTTTCTTTTGTGTTAATTTTTAAATTGGTTAATATTTAATTTTTAAATTTTTGTGCCACCAATCATGATGACATTATATATTATTTTATTATTTTTTACATAAAATTTTAAAATTATTTAAAACTTCTTTTTCTTGTTTTTTCACCACCGTATTTTAAGTAATGTTGTGGTGACTTCATTAAATAGTTTTTAGGTGCGCTAGACTTTTTTTTCTTTTTTTTATTTTTGCTTTTTGATTTAGCTCTCTCAGGCTTGTCAGTAGCGTCTGAACTTTTATACTCTACTCTACCTGAAGGTCCTGCGCCTAGTGGAACAGAAACACCTCCAACTGATCCGCCTGACATGGTACTAAACTCATTAAGTTCTGATTCTTCTAAAAGTCTTTCTAAAACAAGTGAATATATCTTTTTATCCATTGAAAATCTCCTTTTAGCTTAATTATTAAAAAGGAGTAGTGTAATTATCTTTTAATTTATCAAATTCATTTTTTAAAGTTACTTCATGTGCTAAGCTTACAAGCAATGCAAGTCTATCTTTGTGGCTGCCATAAAACTTATTTTCTTCAGACTTTATATTATTAAGAAGAGATATTGCTTGCCATACATTCCAGTCTAAAGCTATATTGTATTTTTGAAGAAACCATAACGTCATATCCTGGATTTTATATTTAGGACATGCTTCGTTCCAGTCAAAATATTGACCTAGCTTTTCTTTATGCCACTCTGAAGTTGTTAATACATACCTGTCTAGATTAATAGTGCCTATATATCCAATAGGTGATAATAAAGTTGCCGATATTAAATCTCTTGGCACTTGCTGGTAACCTAATGACTCATTAAGTTTTTTTGCATTTTTAAGTAATTCTAAAGAATATTCTAATATTCCACCCATTCCGCAAAAAGGTTCTTTCTCTCTTTGAGAGAAAGAACACTCAGCAATTCTTTGTCCTTGCGCTTCTAATAGATTGTTAACACCTTTATCTTGTAGCATTCCAAGAAATTTTTCATATTTAGCCCAAAGGTTTTCAATATCTCTTTCAATCAAATTATAGTCTCCATGTTATTCCAGACAAATTTTGGAATTTTTTTGTTAATTTTCTTTTTAATTCTATTGTTTCTATTACTATATCTAAGTCTACTTTGTTGTCAAGTTGCTCTTTAAGTTCTTTTGAAACATCTAACAATTCTTTTAAAGCTTTTATTTGTGGAGTTTTTCCATTTATTTCAACTTCAATATCTTCACCAATAATATAGTTTGCTGCAATTCTATGCAATTTTTCTGACTTTTCATTTATCATTTTATTATACCTGCTTTGCTTTTACAAAATAAATATTTATTTTTTGCTAAACTCTTCAACTTTAAGCGGAAAATAACCTAATTTATGATCAGAATAGCCTTCGTTTGTAATTTTAAAAAATTCTTCAATATAGTCGTTTTTTACATCAAAAACAATTGCATCATGCAAAACAAAAAGCGGTCTGCAATTATTTTTATTAACTTTTTCAACAAGAATAGAAAAATACGTCATTGATATATCTACCGCTGTCGATTGTACATAATTGTTTAACAGCACGTTCTTTTTTTCTTCTCCAATGTTGTTAATAGGTCTACCAAAAAAGTTCTTTCTAAGGCCAACCTCGTTAACGTAAGAAGCTGCTGGTAATAATTTGTCAAATCCAAAATACTCAACTATTATATTATATAACTCTTTTGCTCTTTCTTCACTTATATTTAAATTAAGCAAAGATTTATAAGAAGCACCGTACAATAAAGATATTGTTGCTCTTTTTATAACAGATCTATCAGCATTAAAAGTTAACATATTGCTTATTTCAGTGTATATGTCACTTTTTACTTCTTTGCCACTTAATTTTAAACATACTCTTGGCTCTAAAGAGCTAAAGTCTACTGATAATATTTTACCATTTTTAAATTTGGACTTAATTATTGATCTGTTTTTTGCTGGTAACAATAAAACTTGAGGTCCTGAACTTATAACAAGTCTACCTGTTGTTGTTTTATAAATATCATACTTTAGTTTTTTATTATTTTTAAAAGTTCTAAGACAACTTTTTATTGTTTCGTTTTTTTCTACTTCTAAATACGATTTAATTGCTAATTTATCAATTACAATATTTTCAAATGATCTAAATAAAACGTTGTATTTTTTTAATTTATCAACATAATGTTCAGTATCTCTTTGACATAAAATCTTTAAACTTTTATCAAATTCTTTTAAAAATTCTTTTTTAGCTGATAAAGGTAATATTTCTATTATATCTACTTTTTCCTTTGTTAAATTAGTAAACAAAAAATATTTATCATATCTATTTAAATTCTTTATATTAAATAGCTTAAAGTAATTTTTGTAAATTTTTATTTTTTCATTCATAAAGATATATTATATTTATTTAAATAAATTTACAAAAATTATTTAATGATTGCTATGTATGACTATCATCATGTGCATGAACTTTCGTAATAGACTTAAGCCACTCATCTACTCTTTGACTACTTCTAGTTGCGCCGCTATATAATATTGACTTTTCTCCTTTTTTATCTGAGTCTCCCCAAAATTCAGTTCCTTTAAACTTTCCTTTAAGAGTCCTGTTTGATTTAGCTATGTCAATGTGAAATATTATGCCTTCGTTTCTGTCACTTGCCGCTGACGAAGGGTATTCCCTGCTCATGCCAACTCCTGTAATACCTAGCTTCTTGCATACTAAAATAAATATTTGTAATGTTTTTAAGTCCTCTATTTTTTTTTGACTTAATCTTCCACCATTTTTAGCCGTTAAATACAAGTCTGTAGCAAATCCAAGATCATGCCTTACAGTCTTAGACGTTGTTTTTCCTTTGACGATATATTTATTTCTTACCTCAAATGGTAAACTTCCATAACTTGTTATTACTGCTGATTTAACAACTGTATGTGATTTAGGTTGTTTTTTGTTTAAAGCCTCAACTATAACATTTGTTATTGCCAATGCTTGCTCTATTATCACTCTAAGCTTACCTTGAATAGGTATGTTTCTAGATAATTTTGATTTTACAGCTTTTTTAAGAACTTTTTCTTGTTTGGAAGTTATTTGTTGTTTATCAATTACTACTTTAGCTGCTTCAAGAATTAATTTTAATTGGTCTTTATTATGCACTAGCTTTTTTAAATATCTAATTGAATCTTTTGAGCCTCCAGACATTTGAGTGTCATACTCTTTCAATATTTTTTCAATACCAGTATCTCCATTGCTACTGTCTAGATAAGCAAGTTTTTCTTCTTTGATTTTTTTTAAAGCTTTTTTCAATAATTTATCATAATTTGTCGCAATACTTTTTATAGAGCTTTCTGTGTCTTTAAGTTTAATTCTATATTGTGCGTCTATGTCACTATTATTTTGTATGTTTGGTATAATTGCGTCATTGCTGACATTATTAGTTTGTATGTTTGGTATAATTGCGTCATTACTGTCACTATTATGTATATTGTCTTTAACTTTTAAAGTTAGTCCTCTTGGATTGTATACTTTTGGATTAGAAGCGGGTGTTGGAGTG